TTAATGCTCAACTTGTTCAATGAATGAAAAGACATTCAATTGTTTGCTTAATAGAGATTCAATTAGGGAGTTTAAATCCTCTCTTTCCCTTATCATTTTTGGAATTAACTCTAGTGCCATATCAATTCTATGATCTTTAGATATGTTATAGACAAAATCTGTATGTCCTTTACTTGTATCATCATCATAAACATTTAAATTCCACATCCCAAATACAATATTAGTTAAAGCTAGTAATTCCTGGTCTTTTGCTATTATCACCTTCATAGAATTTTTTATTTTATCTATAGCTTCTTGATGCTCTTTCTTAACACACCACGATAGTAATTTCAGGTATTCAAGATCTGATACTAACTCAGTATAAAGTTCACTTTCGCGTTTGATAAGCCCTACGTAATTAGAAGCCATTTTTTTCATGAAAACAACATCTTTATAAGTAGTAGCATCTTTAACTTTAAAAGAGTTAAACCAAACTTCATTTACTTTTATATGCAATGCTGGAACAAAAATCTTTTTTATATCCAAAAGATATACAGATAGAATCTTTACACACCTATCAATTACTTTATCTTTAGTAGCATCACGCTTCCATTTTCGAGCAAACACTAAACCAATAACAGCCGCAACTGCCATAATGGTATTAGCAAATGCACTTACAGAATCAGAGTACTTATCGACTTTCATAAAACAAAGTACAAATATACCGCCCAAGAAAAATGACAAAACAGATTTAAAATTTAATTTAAGAAATTTCATTACAACATCAATTATTTTATTTTTATTCATAGCAGTAACCATTATTAATGTCGAAGGGGAAATATTACCAGCATCATTCATAGGTTTACAAGAAATATATCATTAGGAACCAAAAAGTCCCGTAATGGGGCTTATGTTAACTACCACCAACCATGATAAGCAATACTTGCATAAGTTGGCCTAGTGGTACTTGGATCACGACGATTCCGAACGCGTCTAGTACTGGTACGATAATCCAGTTGTAGAGAATGATTAGGGTGATCACGAAACCAAGGGCATTACGCCAATGAAATGATACTTTTTCTATCTCTTCCTTGTTTACTTCAATCTGCCCTTCGGCATTAGTAGTTTGTACATCTTTAGCTATGGTTTGTTTCTTTAGAAAGAAGTCCATCCCCTTAGATATTAGTTCTGCGATAATGCTAAACATTATAGTTCCTTTTGGCAAATATACGACATTACGCGGTGTCCTTTATATACCTGCTGGAAAGAAGTAAGTACGGTTACAGTACTTTTACCATCGATTAGATCTACTGTTAGTACATCACCATTATTAACATTTGGTGTTTTAGTCAATTCAAAACTGAATGCAATTAAATCACCTTTAGCCTTATCAACTTGTTTCTTAATCATCTTACCTGATAGTGCTTTATCATATGGTAGAGTAACACTCACTGGTTGAATGCTTTGGAAAGCAAAGCTATCTAGTACTGTATAGTCATAACATGGGAATTGTTCTAAGTAGTTCATTTTTATCTCCAACGGTAGTTAAACGTACCGCGTAATGTTCGTAGTTGTTTTATTACTTTTTTTTCTGTGTCGTCATAGAAATCAAACAATGGTTTTCTTCCTACACTTCCATAGTACCCAACTACCCTTTTTTTACGTGCCATTACTGGATCGCGTTTGCTAGAGTTTTTGGAAGTGTCAATAAGATACTCTTTCCCGTTCTTACTCTTCACTCGTTTGTATTTATCCTTGTTCTTTAATTGTGATATGTTTCCCTGCTTAGTTAGTTTTGCATTTTTATATGGGATCACTTTGTATTCATGTTTACGAACATAGTTAGGATCAATAACGTTCTTTAGGTAGTCTGCCTGATCTGGCATAACTATAATCTGATTAATACTAGTAAAACCATTTGGCTTATAGAAGTTAAACCTCATTGCACGATTCGAATATGGCACTACCCCACCTTTCGATTCTACATTAATCTGTTGTTGAATTTGTTTAGTTACAGTACGCATACGTTCACTAAGTTCTTTCTTAAACTGATCACCAATTTTTGGTGAATTATCATTTATGAATTTCTTCATATCACTAGGGCTATTGCCTCTCTTCCATGCCATTAATTTAATTCCTCTATGAGTTGTTGAATGATACGGAACGTTGCCCCGTTATCATTTGGTATTCTTGCCTTAACCATAACTGCTTTATTCACACAATTACTTTTTGAACCAAATAGACCAATCAATGTTGCTTCTACTAAGGCGGCTTGATTAGTAGTAGGGAAACACCAAAGTAGATATTTCTTATAATCTAATCCATCATCAATCATCTGATTAACTGATTTACTACTACTGGTATATTCTCGCCAGTTAGATTCTTTAGTACTGTCTTTTAGTTTCTTAATATCTTTAATGCCTTTATAAATGCCTTTCATTCCAATATAAAAGTCACCGTTATCCAAAGTGATTAAGTAAACAAAAGCGGCGTACTGTCCAGAATTGATATCATCTACATTCCATTCATTTTCGTTATAACTATTCCAATCCATATAAATATTCCATATACTATTAACTATAGGAATATTTAGTAATGGCAGATATTAAAGAGAGATTGAGACTATATGAAGGCTCATTAGACTATCAAAAATATAAAGGGTACTATAAGAATGGTAAATTTTGGACGTACAAAGATTCACTTGGCTACCCTACAATTGGGTACGGTCACTTAGTACAGAAAGGTGAAGATTTCAGTAATGGATTAACACCGATTGAAGCAGACATTCTATTAGCTCATGATATCGAAAAGGCTAAAGCAGAACTACGTACACTTAATCTAGGTACGTTGCCTACTGATATTGAGGACTATCTAATAATTATGATCTTCCAGTTGGGTTTAGCTGGTACGAGTAAATTTAAGAAACTACTTGCAGCGGCAAAGATTGGTGATCGTGATGGTATACGTAGAGAATCAAAAGATTCATTATGGTATAAACAGACAAAATCACGTGTAGATGATATGAATAATCAATTAAAGTGGAAATAATAAAGGGGCTTATCGCCCCTTTTCTTTTTTCTGTTGTTCTAGAATTGTGATAATACGTTCAATCTTCAAATCCAGTTGATGTATCTGGTTTTGGATTACTCGCGTAGTTGCTTCTAGGTCTTCATGATCCACATTTAAACGGGCAATATCCGTAGTATGACCAGAAACAGTAGATTCAAGAGATGTTACTCTATCCATTAAATCATCAGTATCTTCAGACTTATCACGGTATATTGTCCATAATAGTGCACCAGCAGAAAAGAGTAATGCAGCCAAAACATCAAAACCCATTTTCAGTTCCTTTTAAAGTATAATATCAATAGTAATGAGCAGTACTAAAATACTAGTACCACCCAATCTATTTAGTATTAAGCATTATATAGAGGCTGATCACCTGCACGATATACCCAAGCATTTAGTAGTGCTGGTACTTCTAAAGCTGCAATTCCACTACGTGAAGTAGAACACATAATATAGATGTAGTTCCATTTACCACGCCCAACGGCTGGAATAGTAATACCATTAATAGGCCATGTGTAAACACCACCACCATTACCAGCATCCCAGTACTTAAGGTTAGTCATTGGAATACCATCACCGCCCATACGAATATAGAAGTATTGACGTTCATATGAAGTAAGTTTTAGAGTCATATTACTATCAAGAATACGATCAAAATCTTCACCACGGATACGTAATGCTACATAGTGTTGGTTCGCTACGGGGTTTAATGCTGCCGTACCACCTGATACCTCACGAGAACCGAAGATCCATGGTTCTGATACAAGGCCAGTAGATTGAGGACGACAAATATCACCAATGATTTTTGCAGCACTTAGAGTACCAAGAATATTACATGATTCATTGATAGTAACGTTATTCAATACACCCGTTGTTGCTTGGATATTACCGCGTACTGTAACATTACCAAAGTTAGCAGAACCATTTTTATTAATCATCCAACCATTAGTACCATCCCAATTACTACTTTGTATCTGCTGGGAGATCTTCGCAGAGTCTATAACGCCGTCCATTATGTGAATATTTCGTACTGCCCCATTTGCCAGCTTTAAATTATCTATAGCGGCATTCTGAATTTTCGCTCGCGATACTGAAAGGTCATTTATCATAGCTTCATTGATTGAGGCCGTGGCTATAACTGCTGAGTTAATGAAAGTCTTACCATTCTGAACTACAAATGGATATACCTTATCACTTTGTTTAGCTGAGTCAGTACTGATAATACTGAAGCGATCCGCCATGACGGTAAAAACTGATGTTTTTTCATCTGCGGCTAGAGCAATACCAGTAACGTTACCATTATTTGATACCTGCACCTGCCAACGTGAACCAAGTTCATCTACGATTTGTTTTTCAACAATACCCGTAGCAACATCACTATTAAGTAGTCCATCAATAACATCATCGTTCAATTTAGAATATGGAACCTTCGTATTCTGGTTAAAGCCGATTGTAGGCGACCATACTAATTCATCCTGCCCCATAACATCATATGCAGCTAACCTACCGTACCAAGAACCGTCTTCAATCGGGAATGATGCCGTATAACGGTTTGAAGAACTGAAATATACTACACCAGAACTAAACGCCTCATCTTTTGCAGCCTGGAATACCACACCCGCATAATCTGGTATGTTTGATTCATCCCATTCAAAAAACACCTGATCATAACCATTACGCAATTTAACACCTAGCAATTGTGGGTGCTGCGGGTTACTGACTTCAATCTGTACTTCTTCTGAATAGATACCAGTACCGTACCCATGTGCGATAATACCAAATACACGGTAGCGGCTTAGGCCGTCCGATTGGTTCATTGCGAACGTATAAGACCATGCACTATCCTGTGTATAGTAAGACTTAATATATCTGCGGTAACGGTCATATACACGAATTTCATAATATCTGAAATAGTCTACGAATCGTTTACCATTCACTGGTAGATTTAGTTGATCATCCCAATCAAATATAAATGCTTCGGAATATGTTTGGTTAAACCCTGCATCATCGTTAGTCATTACAAGACCAGTTACTTTTGGTAATGCAAAAATGATCTGTGGTAATTGGTTATAGATTGCTACTAGTTCGGATGAGTAACCCAAGGTATTGTAACTTTCAATTCCAAAGTCGTAGCTTACGCCCTGAATCAAGTTTAGGATCTCAAAGGATGTAGAGTACTGTCCAACGTTACCAATATTAATCCAAGTACCGGAATCACTTCTCTTATAACGTAGTTTATAACCACGTACACCAGTATCTTGACTAAGATCCCACGTCATTAATACAGTACTACCATTTACGGTTGTACCAAGACGTTGTACCTGTAGGTTGCTTGGTGGATCTACCTGTGAAGGGTTAGGTAAGTTAGTAATACCGTTCTGTGGGAACTGTCCTGGGTCAATTCCAGAATATATGTTGTCGTTGTACTGAATAGCGGTGATCTGTACTATTCCTGCCTTATCAACTGTCATTGGTACAGTACGGGAAACTACACGGAACTTAACATTTTCAAAACCTGCTTCTTTAAAGCTAATCGTGAATACGTCATTTACTGTAATATCAGTAACGAATGTATTAAATGTAATACCAGCAAGTACATACTTAGCTTTTAATAATTCGATATTACTGCGTTTGGCTAGTTGGTCTTTATCTTGAATCCATTTACAGTTTAAATCTTTCTTAATAATGTAACCATCACGTACTATCGTTTCATTAGTTAGTGTATCACTTGGGTAACGAATAATATCTTCTGCATAGTCACCATTTGGATTCGTATAAGTACTATCCATAGTATTGAAGTAATCCGTATTTGAACCTGTAGTGATATTAACAGAACCAAGAATATTACTTTCATCAAAGTGTTCAACGGGTAAATCTGCTGTATCAACACTAAGGTACTGCACACCATTTGATTCATATAGTACACCACCAAATGTTTGTAGAATTGCTTCCATGTTCTCTTTATAACTTTTATCGTATGCAATACTACCATTTGAATAATAGTGATTATCTTTACAGTACTGTGCAATATTACGGAAAGAGGCAATATCAATATCATTTGGATCTGTACCGAAACCAAACTCTGTATTTGTCATGAAGTCATATAACTGACTTGGTGGATTGCTTGAAGGTTTTAGTACGTTATCAGTTAGGTCATAGATTTTTCTACCTCTAATCTCTGCTGATAGTACATAGTTCATATTAGTTAGAATACCATCAGTAAGACTACCGTTAGTTTTCTTAATAACCGTACAGACCTGTACTAGACCATCACCACGCATATCATCAGTCCATTTACTGCCGCCATATTGACGGGCTAACGTCATTGAACCACCGTATGAAGGTTTCCCGAACCTCACCTCGATTGTGAGGAACTTCCTGAACTTCTCAATTAGCATTGATTCAGGAATAATACCTTCCTGAGTAATATATGCATCATCACGTAGTACTGGAACGTTGTCAAAATAGAGCTGCTTAATTACACCGGCTTGTGTTTCTCCGGGTACTTGTCCAATCTCACCAATACTTAGACAATGTACGGAACATAGTTGGTTAGATTCACCTTTGAAAACGTTTTGCCAAACTACGATAGAACCTACTTTCACATATGCTACTTCATCTTTATTTCTGTTAGATCCGCCGTACACGATAGGAATGCCCGTGCTGGGCGATGTTGATCGGGCATTACTAGTACCCGTACTTGGATAACTTACCCCTTGTTGGCCTACATTCATCATCTGACTTGATGCAATATAGGATAGTGCTGTTACTGCTGCACCAATTGCGATTGCTGCTACTAAACCTACTGCGGCGTAGGTTGCGGCGGCGGCTGATGCACCCGCGATTACTGCGGCGGCTAATGCTGCTACTGCCATATATTATTCCTCCATGAATCTATACACTTTATATTTTTGTTCTTCTTGTGAATAGCGTTGAACTTTGAATACCTTTTCATCATTCAGTACTATTACTTTGTCTCTCCAGAATACAGTACAGTGATCATTAGCTAGAAGGATATCACCATCACGTGGTGTATCTACTAATTTACCCTTTGCTTCACATAGTTTCTTTAGTGTTGGATATGTACAGTTATCTTTTGCGTACTTGCGTCCACCTGATGCAGATTTATATTTCTGGTAAATCTCATCTTTATATTGAGTACCTATAATCATATCAATAACGGTTAAGGCCATGATATGGCAATCCACTGTGCCATATTCTATTGGTGTATTTGCGTATGTGCTTAGGTACTCGGTAATTAAACCTTTATTCATGTTATTTCTTACTCGCTTTCCAGAATTGTTCTGAACTATTTATGATGCCGATTAGGTCAAAGAACTTATCACCCTTATGTGTGGATTGGTGAATACTAGTACTGGAAAGTAGGCGTTGTGTTTGGTCTAATTTCTTCCATAGACTATTAAGACTAACAGTAGTTGTGTTTTCAGTATTACCACCTTCAACATTAAAATCTGATGAGAAGTAATCAATGTAACCACTAAAGATACGGTAACGATATAGAATAGAACCATCAGCAGGACTAACAATACCCATCCATATATTCACTTTGGCATCTTTCCAAAGTCCACGTAATGCCATTGATAGATATTCTTGGTTTACGTTGCTGACTTTAAATGTAGTACCGTTATTGTTTACTGCATTCTTTTCTACATAGTTTGCAAAACTTGAATCAATAAAATCCGGTACTGGTTGATAGGTAATACCACCTACTGTTTTTTCTGATAGTCCATCGATAAGATAAAATGCAGCACCAGTAGGTGGAATGAGGTCAACCAGTTTAACCATAACACCACATTGATAGAGTTCTTTCTCTGTGAGTACTGTCTTGTTATCTCCGCGTACTAGATTCCAGTAGTTAACCAATACGGCATTGTTTAATACATTATTTGGAATAGACATGATTAACCCCTGATATTCTCGGTTGCTTGAATTGTTACTTCAATTAAGTTAGTACTTGGGAATGAATACACTGCATTCTGTGGAGTTAGGACGAACGAACCAGAAAGGTTATCGTATTTGATTACTTCACCTATTTGGATATTCTTAATTAACCCTGGGAATATAGTCATAGTAGTACCGCTATTTGCAATAACACGATATAACTTTTTATGCCCATTGAATTGGATTATTGAACCTACTTCAAGACTATTTGAGTTTACGGCAATTGATGTAGCACCTGCTGTACGTGCTGCGGTTGCCAGTACACCTGCGTTCTGATTACCCGTATACTTACCCCACCAACCAAGAGACATATCAAATGGTTTACCTTGTGCGTACTGTGCATAGAAGTTTGCGATTTCTGCACGAAACTGTTTATTCATCGTAGCTTTGAATGTAATACTAAAGTACTGTGTACCTACTACACGTGTGATTTGTTCACCAGTCCACGTCTGATTTAAATATTGTGGAATATTGTCATTCAAGACAAATTCACTAATAATAGCGTTATCTAGCATATTGAATCCTTTCAAATAAGCCCACATAATCGTGGGCTTTATAGTATTTATTACACGTTGCGTTGTTGTGATGTACGAACTGCCTGTACGATTACATCAGCATGTTTTTTACACATTTGAGTAAAGTCTTTATCAGTGAGATCACCAGAGTTTTGAATTACTAGTGGTGCTTCAATCTTGATTTCACCAGAAGAGTTATTACCACTATCTTTAAGATAGTTTGTAAGATCTTGGTTTAGTGATTTACCTACTACACGTTCACCCTTTTCAAGATTATATGTACCAGTACTTGGTAGTGAATCCCAACCATCATGGGCTTGACCTTGAATAGTTGTTCCCTTAATAGTACGGATAATGTTTGCACCCTCTGCTGCTACTTTTAATCCAGCGGCAATACCAGCAGGCCAGCCTAATTTGGTTGCCTCACTAATACCCTGTTGGATATTGATAATTGACTGAGCAATTGCAATACCTTTCTGAATAGCAAAAAACGATTTTGCGGCGTCATTGCCCTGACCGAAAGCACCAGCAAGAGTAGTACCAATATCACCAGCGGCATTACCCCAAAGGCCAATAGTACTATTCAATGCATCAGCAGTAGCACGAGCACGTTTAATATCTGCATTAGTCTGAATGGCTGTAAGCTGATCTTGGTACTCTTGGAATCCGATTACTTTGGCATCATATAGAGCCTTTGCCCCATCCTGGTTATCTTGCTGTTCTGTACCGATAGCTGCTAGCTTAGTTGGGTCTGCCTGTCTATTGAATGGGTCTTGATAACCTAATCCCTGTGTAGCGGTATTAGTAGCCCACTTGTTACCAGCGGCTGCGGCTGCGGCCTTTTGTTCTGGTGTAGCATTGGGATCGTTCGTAATGGCTGCGATGTTCTGAGCCTGTTTTAAACGGTCATTCTCTGCCAACATCTGATCAACCATCTCTTTGTAATTGCGTGCTCTGTCTGCATAGTGAGTACTCAACATTGCATTAGTTTCTGCTTCACTCTTCTTAGTGAGTTTTGCTGAATCACGAATACGTTTTTCAATTTCATCCTGTTGAAGATTGAATTGTTGTAACTTCACCTGTGCGGCATTAGCACCCATTGCTGCCATGGTCTGATCTAGTACTTTCTGAGCCTGTACTTGTTTGGCAAGACGTTGCTTTTCTTCTGCTGCGGCTTTAGTAGCTGCGGCTGCTGCTTTCTTACTTGCTGCATCACGGGCTTTATCATCACTCTCTGTTAGTTTCTTAACGAGGTCTGCACGTGTTTCTTTATAACCAGCATCAAGAGTAGCAAGGTCTTTATTCAAAGCATCCTGATTACCCTTATAGCCTTTTAGTAATGATTCTTGAATTGCAGCACGAGTATCTTTGTACTGTTTATCTAAATCATCAATTTTAGCTTGAGTCTGTGATTTAGCAGTTTGGAAGGGCTTCATTGCTGCGTCGATAGTACTTTTCTCGAATCCTTTATTGTACTCTTCACGTTGTTTCTGAATTAGGTTATTAGCCTTATCAAGATTAGCTAACATACCATCAAAAGTTTTCTGGTTACGTTCGGCATCCTTCTGTTGTTCTTCTACTAATTGAGCACCATAGATAGAAGAGTTCTTAAGCATATCTTTCTGATAGCCCTTCTGGTATTCCTGTACTGCTGCAATACCTTCACGGCTTGTAGCTGCTGCGGCGGCTGCTACGGGCTTACTATTAAGGATCTTGGTCATTAGGTTTAGAATATCTGCAAGGTTAGCCGCAACTGGTGCTAAAGCAGAGTTATTCCATGCTTCCCAAGCCTTACTTAGTTCTAGTGTAGCTTGGCGGTACTGTTGGAACTGGCTAGACTGTTCACCAGTTAGTTGTACGCTCTCATCTGCTAGACGGTTTTGATATTCTTGTTCACTATTATACTTTTGATAAATGGTAATACGTTTATCTGCATCGTTTGCAATAGTTTCCATCATATTAATGATTTGAGAATTACTAAAGCCCATTTGTTTAGCTTGATAGTAGATTCTTGCAATAATATCTTCACCACCATCTGCGGCTTTCTGTAGTTCTAGAATGTTTAGCTTAAGAGGTTTAATTACGTCAGTGTACATAGAACCAGCTTGGTTAGTTAAGGCATCGCCCAACTTATCCTTACTATCTTTAATTTGGTCGGCTACGTTATCCATAGTTAACCCTACTTCGGCAAACATATTAGCTTGCTTCTGTAAATTCTCTACACCAGTCTGTGCAAGACTTGCAGATTGAAATACTTCAAATGCTTTCTCTGCTTGTACTTGCATCTTACTAATAGCTACCATTGCTGCGGCTGCGGCAATACCTACACCACCTGCAAAAGTACTGAATGCTGCACCACTAGTAGTAAGTAAACCATCTACGTTACCAAATGCACCACCTGCTTTATTATTGAAATCGGATAGACTATTACCCGCGTTTTTCAATGATTGTTTCAAGCCAGATTCATCACCTGTGATTTCAAAAATCATTGACTGTTTTTTATTTGCCATCTGGCTTTACTCCCATCCATGCGAGCATACTTGCACGCTGTTGTTGTGCTTGTTCTTCTGCGATCTGCTTCTCCTTCTCTATTCTTTCTTCTGCCTGTTCTGCACGAGTTTTATTACTAAGCAATCCAAGTGAATCAAATTCTTTAGTACTGAACTTATGCATATCTTCTTTTCTAATATTGCCAGTACTGAGCCATAGAGCTTGCATGATTTCACAATGACGCATTTGATCTACTTGGGCTGAGTTCGGGTCTATAATCGCGTCATAGACATATATATAGAAGAAAAGCAAAAGGGGCATAGTGTAGAGTTCATCCACACCACACCCCTTATTACGGATTAGTTTTAGAGTTAGTGTAAGAAACGGATCGCTTCTTACTTTTTTTCAATATCATCAATATTCATCGATTCAGTGAAGATACGATCAATCTCTTGGCTTAGTTTCATCTGTACTGATAATTCTACGTTTTCTTCAATCTGTTCTGGTGATTCGAAAAGTGGTTTACCTTCGTCATCAACTACACAATGATAGATAATTTTGAATGGTGTAGTACATTGGGAATATTGAGCTAGTGACGGCATACGAATTTTCACAACTACATTTGGTGCTAGTTCGAATTCGTGGGTTTTTACTCCAATCACGCTCATTAAATCATTTAGGTTCATTGTATCTTCCTTGAATTATTGTTTTATTGTTATTATTTAGTCGCCAGCAGTCTCACCACTTGCAACTGGAGCACCAGTAACTACAAAGGTATATTCACGTTGTGCTTGTGAATCGAAATCACCAGCAGTAGTGTTAGTAGAGATATAACCGTTAACAACTTGGAAGTATGAAGCACCATCAGTACCAGTAAGGTTCTCATAGTAAGTTACACGTAGTTGTACTTTGGTTAGGTTATCTGCATAAGTGTTAAGTAGTTCTTGACCAGTTGCACCAGGAATCCAGTTAACAGTTAGAGAAATATCAGGAACGTTTTTCGAGCCGGGGATCTTCTCTGCATAAAGTTCACCGAAACTATTTACAGTTGCCATATTGGTTTCTGCACCTGCTACTGCTGGGAAAGCTGCTACCTTCTCAACTACAGTAAAGGTTGTTGCAACACCACTAACAGGAGCTAAAGCAATCTCAACTTTAACATTGTTAGCCATAAACATATTTTTAAATGCCATTTTGTTTTTCCTATTTAAAGCGGGTAACAGTCCTTGTTACCCTTCATTCATATTATTTATGAAGATTGTAGTACTCTATATATAGTCCTAATCCTCTTAGTACTTCCCCGCTATAAAAGCCAAAGAACATACTATTGTTTTCTGCTGTTGTTGGAGTACCAGAACGTATAGCGGCTGCCCACGTACCATTCATTACATGATTTGGCGTGATTACCTCATAGAAACTTTGTACTTCATCAAACAACATTTGTATTAACTCATCATCTGGATATCCAGCAATTGCCATAATACAAGCACCTGCTAACCATAGTCCTGACATATGAGCAGTAAACCCATCATAAATTACTTCACCATTGTTTTTAAAACGTGTTGGTGCATGACCATCATTATTTTTCATAAACCATTTCAAGTAATTCATCCAGTTTTTACAGTACTGAATTATATTAGAGGGGATTGTATAATCTCCGCGTGACCATAATTCGTGTACTACATTACATCCTGCATAAAATGCACGTGGTTCATAACCAGACCAAGCCTCTGAATAGAAGTGATCCATAATAAATGTATCTACTTTCTCACCTTCTGGTAAGTACGCCAATGCGTCCTGACGGTTCCACACAAACGCCTGAGCACATGGGCCAGGTAAAGTAGGATGGAATTTATTAGTAAACCAGTCCTGTGCATCGCATAAGAATTTAATACTATTATTTAGTCTCTCTGTATCAATAGTAGTACCTTTGAAACACCAAATAGTAGGTAATTGATAGCCAGGATATGGAAGACCACGCCAACCGGAATATAATTGAGCATATGGATCTGTAATATTACTAAACGGGATTAAGCCAGGAGTATACGCAAGACTACTTAACATATAATCTTTTATCGTACAGTCACCAAGGCGGGCTGTATAACCACTACTAGTACTATCATTAAAAGTTAGATTAACCAGTACTGAATAGTCACCAGTACCAGTATCATCATAAAGTTCTGGTAGTTCGTTAACGCAATACCAATCAATACGGCCTGATACCCCATCTACTGGATCATCATCAAGTAAGATAGTGAAGTCTTCACGGCCTGTTAGCGTAACAGCTGCGGGTTGTTCATCACCTTCTGAATGGTTCGGTTGATAGCTGTTTAGTTTGAAATCTAGTTGAGTGAAGTCTTGCGTTACCCAAACACCATTATTAGCAGGTAACATAGCCCACCAACGCCAACCGTTATCATCAGTAATACGAATGTTGAAATTATCATTGTAAGTACGATAGGTGAATGATTTGATATCCTGTAACTTTTGGTCATAGATATAGAAACCAATTACCATACCCCCGTCACCGTCCATAGTACTTGAAATTACGTTATCATAGTACTTGCCTACAATGCCTGATTGATATTCGAATTTAGTTACAGTATTAGAACCATAATCAGAAATATTACGCATATCTGCCGTTAGGTATTCACCACCATCTGGTTTTTTAACACGTGTAAAACGATTCATTGGAACATCCATAACAGTAATAGAACCATTTGGATTAGTATTAGGAATACCACAACGGTATAAGGTTGAACCCTCTTCTACCTTTGTCTTATTCACTGTCATTTTTACAGCTAGTCCAAGACCTACACCAGTTGTATCAACACCACCATATTCAATATGGAATTTTGAATTGTTATTAAATTTAAACCATATTGATTGTTGTTCTAGTGTCGTCTGTGCTGAGGCACTTTGATTAATTACAATATAGCCTTCTGCATCACGTGAATATGTAGCTATTTGATCACTTGGGTAGAAGTAATCATATGAGATACCATCAGTGAATGGCGTAGTTGCAATAGTACTTTTACGGAAGAACATATCAAACTTATCGATATCTGAATAACCGTAACAAGTAAGTAAGGCACACTGCCATGCAAGATAGTGTTTACGTTCTCCGGTAATATCCCATAGCATTTTTGCAGCAAGGCAGAACCACAATTCAGCATCACTAGCATTATCAGCAAAATCAAGATCACCATAGATATCAATTGGTACGTTTACTGGGCGGTTGTGCCAACGTTCATTTCTACTGAACATATAACCACCATGTTCTACGGGGTTACGTGTTGCGTAGTTGAAGCGGTAATTACCATTGATTGAAGTGTCTTTGAGCTGGACTGTACCGATCTGGCTTGTTAGTCCTTGCTCCAGTACTTCCCCATCAGAATCTACCTTACGGCCTGTACGGTCGATGATCCAATCTACATCATAAGTTGGTGCTTTGGTGTTCCAATCCGTTGAACCGTCTTCTAACCACATATAAGCGGTCGCGTTAACCTGGTTCCAACCTAATGAGGCACGTTCTGGAAAAGCGAACCATACAGCGTCTAAGTACTCTCCGTAGTTAGGAGCACCAGAAGGTATCTTAGTTTGTCCGTTCACCCAATTGAAAAGAACCCCTTTAAAGCCGCCATGTGTCGGATATTCGGGATCTAGTGGATAGTTTGCCAGTACTGGAGCCTTACCATTACATATCCAATTACAACGTAAAGCCGTACTTGGTGGATCTGGGAATGGTACACCACGATAGAATGCTAGGTGATATGCATCAAAATATTGTTTTGCTTTCTCTAAGTAGTACGGTTCTTTAGTAGCTTGGTAACAATGTAATGCACCTAGTATCTGTAGGGATTGACCTTCTGTAGTGGAATCGCCGTCAGGCATCGCCTCCCATTGTGTTTCTGCAATGAAATGACGGTTGTTTGCAAGTACATTATCTGGATTAAAAACATAATGCTGTGTTTTATTATCTGTGGTTAGTCCTGTATTTCGGTCGAGAAACTTAAATTGCCCCTCAACCATTTGAAACGCGTTATCTAAATTGTGTTTTCTAATCATTAGTGTAGATCTGCCATTAGTAAGGAGCCGTACCAAGTGCTACCACCATCATAAGAAACAAACTGGAATACATCGGTTGAATCTTTCGTAAATGTCAGTACTGGTACACGCCCATAAGACCATAAAATTGAATCAGGCCATGATATTTTATTTACCCCTGTACCTTGTTTCATAGCTACAGTGAAAGATTGAGTATTTTTAGTATTACCACTTGCGTTAACAATGGTAAAATTTGTTGTTCCTGCTGATAGGGTAACAGTGAATGCAGTCTTACTATCTGATAAATCAATCTCTAGGCTAGTGCCTGTGAATGTATTTAGTGCAAGCAAATCATTTACTATTGTTACTTTCGTATCGATGTTGTCTTGTAGAGTTTTATCTTTAGCATCTATTTGTGCTTTAGAATATGTTCCAACATCATCATAGTTTAGTACTACAGCAGAACTTAGAGGTTTACCATTTACTGTTGTAATACGTAGTGCAAATAGATCATTAGATTGAGTACGTGAATAAACATCGGGAATATCTGCGGCTACAAGTTGAATATTAGTACCAGTAAGTGCCTTGTTATTCACTAAGAATGTTTTAGGTACAAAAGTACTGTTACTGTAGCTTAGACTTGCCATATCGGTAAGTTGTGATGCACCTAGTGTAATATTTCCGCTTAATGCCACGCCGTTAATCGTCTGAGTCTTTGCTACAAAATTAGTATTGGTTTGAGTCTGTGAGTACACATCTAGAATATCTGCCGCTACTAAGTTTAATGAAGTACCAGATAGTGCATGACCATTTAACTGAAATACTTTAGGAACAAATGTATTAGTGATATAAGTTTGTGAGTACACATCAGAGATATCAGCGGCAACGAGGGTAATATTACCTGTTAGCTGTTTACCATTTACTGTCTGTGTTTTTAGTACATAGTTAGCTAGGCTAGCACTGGACGCTGCACCAAGTTCTGTTAGTGTTGGTTTATCAGCACTGGTATAGACTTTGTACCATGCACCCATAGACGAGCCAAAGTTACGGACGTTAATAATTGGGTTGCCAGTTTTATTAATTACTAATTGAGTACCAAAGTTTGCATCAAGATTATTAATACCTAGAACATCAGTACCCGTTGGTGATGAGGCTGCGGGAATCTTAATGAATCCGTTACCGTCGCGTTCTTGCCAGCTTGGGTAAGTAGTGCCGTTAGAGCCTACGCCAAAATCACCACGGTTAATTGGTAGTACTGTATCATCTAGTACACCAGAGCTTACTAGTGCTGTTGGTGCAAAGGTATATGTTTTGGTTACTACATTGTCAAAACTACCAGAGGTTGACATTGAAGTTAGTGTACCGTTGTACATTGCATATGGAACGGTAGTATCACCTGTTCCTTCATCTGGCATTTCAATTTTTAACTGAATTTCATCACCAGAGTTTACCAAGTCATCTAGGAATTGGTGAGCTGCTGGAACCCAGTTAACGGTAATAGAAACATCATCATATGCTTTATCACCTACGGCCTTTGCCATAAATGAATCGTTATATGGTTCGATTGAAGCAACTTGTGTTGTAGTACCGACTACTGGAAATGATGCAAGTTTTTCTACTTGTTCAAATGCTCTAGATTTTGGATCGGTGTTTAGTGTATTGGTATTCACCCATACAGTAGTATAGTTTGTTAGAAACGACATTATTACTCCCCGTAGCTAAATGTAATTGATTGCGTATGTACATACATTGTTTTTTGTGCTTCGGCTTGAATAGTCATTAAACTATCACCAATTGATATTTTATAAATTGGCATCCTTAGTTGCGTGTCTAAATCATCAAAAAAACCCTTAGTACAGATTGCATCAAGAATCTTTTCAATTTCATCTGATGCATTTTTAAAGTCTTCGGCTACTGATACGAAATCAATACTAAATTCACAAAGATTTTGCACTTCTTGCGGTACTATTTGAGCCGCGATCACTGGCAGATTTTGGGGTATGAGAGTTCTACTAACAGAACTTTCCCCAATATATACCATAGCTTTTTTATCTACTGTTGCTTTCGATGGAAAATGAAGATTTGCTTTAGTACTTAACTTGTTTGTTAGGTACTTTCTTATTGTATAGTCTGCCGTGTACATATTATATGTCCTCTAAGTCAATCTGTTGAATATAGTGATAGTCTGAGATTCCACTCAAATCATCTTCTATTCTATTTACTATGTAGGTAGTACCATTTCGTTCAAAAGTAATACCCAAAGGTAAACCAGAATCAGAGGTGAAATAATCCACGGTAGATTGCGTCCCTTCAAAAAAAATCTCGTCTTGCTCGAATATCACTGTAACAGTACTTGTTACTCCATCCTGAACAATGACGAGATTTTCACCGAAAGAATTTAGTAGTGCCTTTTTTTGGCTATTACTAAACTCTCTCATATTATTACGCTTTCTTAGTTAGTTGTAGGAAGCAAGTATCGTGTGCTAGAGCTACGTCGATAAAGTTCCAAACGCGATATGCTACAGTTCCTGAACGGCGGTAAGTAGTTGTGTCATAATCCACTTCCTGACCTTCCCACTGTGCGATCAAAAGTTGATCAAACTGACCAATTAGTACTACACCATCTGATACGTGTTCAGATACGAATACTTTTAGTTCAGAGTTCAACCAACGATCATCAGTACGTTGACCTTCGATCATTGCAACTGCTGCAACGTTGCCTAGTACTGGTTGAAGACGGAATTCAGCTACCATCTTGCTATTCATCACGGCGACACAACGACGAGTATCAACGTTTTTAGAACCTAGTTCTGCAACTGCTGCTTGTACGTCTGCTTCGGTGATTTTGCCAGATACAGCACTTTCAACTACTGGTGCTTTTGCTGCGATTTGTGCAAACACATAATTCTCTAGACCTACAGCGGCGTGACGTAGAAGTTCTTCTTGTACGAAACGTGCAGCATTTGGTGCAGTTAGAATTAGAGATTTAGATACTGGAATTTCACCAGCTAAAATTTTAGGAACCATATTGATCTTGCTGAAAGATGCAATAGAAGTTTCTACTTCTTCACCTTCTGCATATACTTTGAATGCTGGTGCTACGCCATCTGCTTTAGGAATAGATAGAGTACCGCGACCTGCTAGGCCAGTGTATAGAGTTGGCATTAGATCACCTAGAACACTACGTTTTAGTAGTTCAGGGATATATGAATCTTCATATACTTCTTGTACTAGACCTGCACCAGAAGTAGTGTTAGTTGAAGGGTCAATTGCACGAGTAGCTACGTTATAACCACGAGTACCACGGGTTGCAGAAGTTTTTAGTTCGGTATCATCGATTACAGATTGAACCATATCATGAATAACATTTTTTTCCATTTTTGGATTTTCCTTAACGTTAAATTTATTTTCAGTATTTAGTGAGCGAATGGAGTTTTTAAATTCTTCTACACTAGTCTTGTTATTTAGTGCTTGAGTTGCGTCCACATTGAAAAGAGTTGCAATACCTTGAATATCACGAACACGTTTATTTTCTGCTTCAACTTCTAGTGAACGTTTATCACTATCAATCACTGGGGTATTTTCTTGATCATTTACTTCCTGATCATCGATATCTTCAGGGGAATCTTTTTCATCTACGATATCCGCACGATAAAAACGAACACCTTCAATTTCTACAAACTCTTTTCCATTATCATCACGTTGGAAGGTAGTTGTTTTACTATCTTCTGCTGGTTCTGCATCTGGGCTTAGAGTAGGTTCATTAACTTCATCTACTTGTGGTAAATCACGTGTTTCATCCGTTAATTTATTTTCTTCTTGATCCATTGTTCTAATTCCTTCGGTTAGGTTAATTTCTACAGTACTATTTAGTGAACGGGCTACACCTGTACCGATGAAATCAGCAGGTGCAGCGACCGAACTAATTTCGTAGGGCTGCCATTTAGTTACGATTAGTTTGTTTCCATCTAGGTACTGATCAATTACGTTATATCCAACGCTAATACCTTCACGGATTCCTTCTTTAATCATGTTGAAAATTAGTGGTGCACTGCCTGAATCAGAAAAGCGAACTTTCGCACGGCAAATTTTATCGGCATCGACGGAAGCACGTTCCACCTTGCCGATTTGTTTATCCATACTGTGTTCAATTAAGAGAGGACACATACCCGAATTAATTCGTGATAGGTCTACGTTCTCTGGATTACAAAGAAGAATTTCCTCGTAAGTCTTACCTTGGATTTGTCTCTGTACTGGGTTTTCTGATGCAAAGGCTATTTGGACCGTTAAATTCTCTTCATCAATCGCTTTATCGATCTGGATCTGTGTTACTGCCCTGATCTGTTGCGTCGGTTGAATTTCCATTTAGTGGTTCTTCCTTATCCTTGTTTTGCTCTTTGTTGATCTGCTCCTGCATTACGCGAGGGTCAAAGCCCATCTCTGTTATTACCTGCTCTCTACTTTTCAAATTTAATTGCATTGCGAGTTCTTCAAACTGAAGATCTTTTAATGGGTCAAGTGATTGTGGTTTAGCTGGTGTATATTGAGCTTCGGTTAGTTTATTAAAATCGGAAGGATTGAAATTACTAACTGGACTACTGTTATTTAGTATTTCCATACGTAGCCAATTGATATAAATTGGTTTCAGTACTGAAATAATTAAATTGTTTTGCTTAGTCTTAAAGGTTTGTTGTTGAATCTTATCGACTAACTTACTTGCAGAATAAGATGCATTGGAAGTATCACCTTTTAAAGTTTGTGTAGTCATATCTAAACCCATAGCTACCAATAGCATTTGGTTTTCAACAAATTCTGATAGAGCATCAAATGTTGCTGATGGTGTTACCGTTTTAACATCTTGACCTTCTTCAAGTTCGATAATAGAACCGCCTTTAAGGTAGGCATCATCAAAGCGAGTAATACCACTATCATCTTCACCTTCTTCATCATCTTCATCTGGAATACCTTCATATGTACTCTTCTGCGTATTAGTAACAAAGGCCATAGCACTGGCTGCTACCTGGCGTGACTGAATAGCGGCATTCATGAAACGGTCAAGATCATCAAGAGCTGGGGCACTACACATTAAGTCAGGAAGTCCACGCTGTTGATTTGGATAGTTTGCTGTGAATAGGTGAATCATTCGATCTGCTGTAATACGATCCCATTTACCAATATGAAATGAATAATCAATTGGGTTAATCTGAGTGACGTAATATGCAATTGGACGACCTGTATTTAGCTCATATTCAATTCCATTTGATACGTAGTTTCCTGATTCTAACCAACGATTGAATTTAGTATTGATACGCATTGAATCAATGATTTCTAATTTAACAGCACCATCAATAATGTGAACGACCGCAAAGGCATCACCAAAGATTGCACGTGTTTCTTCCATACGTTGTTGGAATTTAGAGAAGTCCATAGTACCGCATAGGCTAAAACGGCGTGGGTCTTCTGCCCATTTATAAAACTCTTCATATAAAATCTTTGAGGTTTCAAAGTTTTCTTCATCACTACCAATATGTACATTTGGACGTACTGTAATACCTTCACAACCAACTACACCTGATGTATTTGCATAGATGTATTTACGTGCGATTGGGTTTTTCAAATGGAGGTTTGCAGAAGTTGCGGCCTGAATAGCCCAAAAGTTATTAATAATACTATTTATGTTCCCAACTGATAGACCATTACTAAATCCCCAGTTCTTTGGCTGTGCATTATTAACAATTGCACCAACATTAATTGCATTAATAGAACGTTTTAAATCTTGTCCAAGTGGCGGTGCAGTACGGGGTACTTTCCCATCAATCATACGTTCGGATTGTTTAGGTAGTTCAATCTTCGGTTCTTCTTTTTTACCAAATAAATTCCATGCCATTAGCGTATCCTCTTAAATGTAGTAATACTTTTAATTGGATTACCACTCTTTTTATTATTCATGTTTGCTTTCAACTTATTGTACTGTCGTAGTAAGGCTTGTTTCATGCGATATAATACTTCTGTACTTTCATTGGTTAGCGATTTGTTATTAATGGAAGTTGAAAGTACTCCACCATTAGTTAGTTTTGCATTGATTACTAGTTGAATTTCATCAATAGCTTGTTTTAGTTCATTAAGCTGATTTGCCGCTGCTCGTGGATCTTTGACTACAAATGTAGTTACTTGATATTGTCCATCGCGTACAATTCCCGTATACATTCCATCAATCCAATTAGTAGTATCAATGTCCTGAAATGGTTGGGAATAGGTAGTACTATTTCCCAACGGATCAATAATTTCTACAATGGCGGTAATACTCTTAATATCGAAAGTAATGATTTCACCGATATATACAGTACTCATTAAATCGAACTTGCGAGTGTTTGACATTGTGTTTTACCTCATGTGTTAGAACCAACCTCCCTTACGTAATTGAGAAATACCCTTTTTCTTTGGTGAGGATTTCTTTTTAGTGGGGGCTGTTGGTTTATTTAGTATTTCTTCTTCCTTATATTTAGGCTTTTCTGCTGCAAGTTCTTTTTGGCGGTGATCATGAATACGTAACTGTTTATAGGGTTGAGCACCCATTGCATTTACCTTGTGATCTATTGCAGCAAGTCCATACACCATACAGTCCAATGCCTCATTCCTTGAACCTTCCACACGTAATTCCCATCGACGTTGTTTGTTTAGTTTCTCGGCTGTTAATTGAAGAAAGTAATCATCTGGTAATGAATGGGAGAAATGTACATTCATTGATTTTTCTATTCCTGGTTCATTCAATGCCTGTAGTAATAGTTTACGTACTGTATTCTTACCTTCATGTACGTTTATATTTACTAATTCATGACCAGCTTCACGGCTATCATTTGTGAATGCTCCAGTAGTTACTGATTTACCTTTGATTGGTGTCCAGTTTCTATTGGCATTACAGAACTTATAGACTTGTTTAGTTGCACCACCATTAGCACTATCTATAAAGCAACGTAGTACTTTCACCCTTTTACCAAGGGGAGTAGTAAACTTTGAATTAGAATATGCTACTAACTCTGCATAGGCTTTATCTTCGGCCTTTGTACAATCCACGCCCCTGAAATAGCGATGATCAACTAACCAAACATTCTTTTCATCAAACGCTAAAGTACTAACCTCTAGGCGGTCAAGCTGCTGATCACATGCGAGTACGCACCCAATTGCCTTTTCTGGAAAGTTCATTACATCAAAAGTATAATCACGTAAGTTCTCTAACATGGTTAAGTCAGGTTGAATATTACTTTTATCTTCCCATGGTAAGCCCAAGGTATTGTTATAAAAGCTGGCTTCATCATAGTTCAACCATGCTTCGGCAAAGTCCTGTACTATCTTTCGAATTGATGAATTGGGGGAATATAAACGGCTAATGTGATACCCATAGTAATCTTCTACTTCTGGATTAGTTGCAATCCATCGGCCTTGATTCACAGCCCTGATACGTTGTGCTTCGGTAATTACTTCATCACATTTAGGACAATGTAAGGTTGCACTTTCCGGTACTGGTACGTTGCGGCGTTCATTGAATGGTTTCCAATCAAACTTTACATTCTCCCAAATTAATTCATGTTCATGTTCACAATGAGGACATGGAATAAAGAACTTCTGTTGATTTGAGAGTTGCCATTGTTGGCTAATCATATCGTCCGGGTGTAATGGAGTTGATGCCATTACTATTAAACCTTGGGGAAAGGATGCAGTACGGTTTTCAAGTATCTGTAATGGATTACCCTCTTCACCATCTGGATCAACACCAGACAACTCATCTACCCATACTACTGGTACTGTTAAAGTACGCAAGGATGCAGGGGAACCCATGTTTAGAAAGTATGTAAGAGTGCCATCTTTATTCTGTTGAGTACTCATATCGTTTACTGAGTTCTTATCATTCTTATCAGTAACGAGTGCTTTTAGATTTGGACACTTTTCAATTACCTGTTGCCATTTACCTTGTCTAAACTTTTTAAGCATACCTCCAGAAGAAGTTGCAAATATTTGGTTAGTTGGATTTACTGACATTCTATATAACATACCATTCTGTAGAATAGTTGTTTTTAATAGTTGAGCACTGGACATAAGGCAGATCTTTCTAATCTTCGGGTTTACTGTTGCATCAAGTGGTTCTTCTTGGAACTTGAATAAAGTAGTTGGTTGATACTGTAGTACTCCATCTGGAAAAACAGTATTGGTCTTTACCCATTCTGATGGTTTAATCTTCTTCGGTGGAAGAATCGCCTTCAAACTCTTGTTCAAGATCTTCATCATCTTGTTCTGGTTGTTCTGATTCATATTCGTAATTTCCTATATCATTTAATTTTGCATCAATGATTTGTTCTAGTTTTACTTTTAATTCTAATGCGTCTGTACTTTCGAATAGCTGTACATAACAAGTACTGGGAATAGATCGCAGTACTGATTTAAGTTGTTGGAAGTAGCTTGTTAGTGTTTCTTCTACATAGTCGGATTCAATTAAGTGACCAGTTGCAATATGCAATTCAATCTCTGCCTGGTCTGCTTCGGCCTTTAGTTTACGTAGGCGTTCTAACTCGATTAGTTTCTTTGTGTCGTCTTCTCTGAGCGGCTGGATGATATTAAGTAGAATCCACTGATCACATTCAGTCTTGGATGCTTTAATATTGAATCCACGTTTAGACCACTCACGGGAAACGGTAGAGGTGTTCACACCGTAGCGTATTGCTATTTCCTCGTTTGTGTAATTTTCTTTCATTATTACTGTACTCATGTTTAGTGTTTGTTTAGTGACTACAAATCTATTTGTGACTAAAAGTTATTAATATGTATGCGTCCTTCATAATTTTTTATATATTGAACAAAAAAAGTGCGACGAAACTACGCGGGTTTTTAAAAATTGTCGGAGAACCTATCGATTTATTAATTTCATTGATTACTCATCTTTTAAGTTATTGAGTAGTACTGACACTCTGTAGCTATTGATAGGTCTACCGTTTAAAGATTCATGTTCTAATAGTTCTTTTATTAGTCCGTGTAGATAATCCAGATGTGTACGTTCACTACCTTCATAGTTATCAATACTATTCCAGTGATACAACCAGCGGCCTATTGTGTAGCTATGCTTGTAGTTAATACTGATATATTTATCTTTGGCTGTTATTGAATAGTCATCAATGAATAGGCTGTAGGCTTCATCAATCGCTATGTGAGCCGATAGTAGTACATCATCACGTGAATAGTCATACCCTGACATAATGCCGTCTGTGATGGTTGTAGAGCCTTTTGGGAAGTGTAGGATTATTGATATGCACATTTGTATACCCCTATGATGTTTGGTCTATAGGGGTATTTACTGTGTTAGTTAAAGCAGGGTGTTTACCTTGTCGAACGGTACTGATCTGTAGAGATAGCCTTGTACCGCCGTTACTCCACTATCACGTAGTACTGATAGCTCTTTCTGTTGCTCTACTCCTTCTACGATTACATAGGGGCAATACTGCATGATGTTCTTCATCAATAAGCTGAAGGTAGGTTTCTGTACTTCCTGAAGGTAGAACGCCCTATCAATCTTTACTGCCTCATAGCATCCAGTAGTGAGTGCTGCGACATTGGCACGGCCTGAACCAAGATCATCTAGGAACAAGCGATAGCCAACGTTTAACAGGGTCTTGAGTACTGGATGATTGATACCCATTTCAAGCCCTTCAAAGTCTTCTGAGATCTCCAACCGGACAAACTCCAGCTCATCCAGTAGCTGTATCACTTCTCTATCAAACACACACAACCTTGCTTGTATGGTGTCTATGTTGACAGTGCAGTAAAGCCGGTTATCCCTGAACCATGACGCATGTACTTCTATGGCCTGTAGTTGTCGTATTAGTAGTTCCCTCTTCCCTTCAGCATCCATAGCCATGATGAAGTACTTACTGTTCAGTACTTGCATACCTTCACTATGAAAGCGGGTTAATAGTTCACAGCCTACGAGCTGGCCTGAAGTCGTCATGATTGGTTCTGCTATGAAAGTTGTGGTAATCATCCATTATCATCTCTTAACTCGATAGATAATGAATTATTGATCGTTTTTACCTATTATTATAGTCATAACCCCACTAAAGAAAAAAACTTAACCTATTGAAAATGATCGTTTTTATCTATTTTATGGTGTTTTGTTTGGTACTGTATATAATCACAGTATTAGCGGTTTTGCTTGGAGGGTTAAGGAATGGGCAATAAGAACGGTTACGATCCATCCATACGTAGTGGTGTTCACCAGTTCTCACACGCTGGGGTATGGTTCACGGTCTGTTATGGTGGGAGTGCTCTTGAGCAATTCAAGTTTGGTGATCGGGTGATATTTGAAGGTTCTATAGGCGGGGTGTTCTGGCTGGGGACGGTTGAAAGGGATTGTTTTGTACTGATTAGCGAAACGCCATTCAAAGATGTATTGGACGCTGTGACTTATCTACATGCTGAACAACGTGCGATTGAACAGCATGGTGATGATTGGTTTTGTGGGCAAGAAGAACTACCGTTCTAGATTGTTGCTTAAAAGGTGGTTATTATTATGGCACCTGGGATATCAATAAGAACAATCGGAATCATGAAGTTTTATAAGTATGTTGGTGCTGAAACAGCAAAGGTAATCATCCAAAATTCAACGTTAAAATTCACTTCTCCCGTGAATTTTAATGATCCCTTTGACTATTTCCCTGCGGTTAAAGAAGAGGGATTAAGGAAATTTACACGCCGCATTAACGATGAAATTGGTGGTGGGGTTAAGCGTTACAAGACCAATCATCGTGAGACTTCTAAGCATCTCCAGTCTCTACGCAGTGGTGCATTTAGAGATCTTTATACCCGCAACATGTCCATAAGTTGTTTTAGTAAGTCACCTTTCATACTCCCAATGTGGGCACACTATGCAGATAACCATGAAGGTTGTGTCATTGAGTTTGAATTCAAATCAGACAGCCCTCTAGTAGTAGAGTATTTTAGCTTGGGCATTGATGAGCTATCGCAAATACTTATTCCTTTTGATGTGAGCTATTCTGAAGATCGACCTCCGCTTTTTGATGAGAATGGACGTACTGATGGCCCTAATACTGGTTTCCAAGCTTGTTTAACTAAAGCTAAAGAATGGGAGTATGAGCAAGAAATGCGTGTTGTAACAAAACAGCCTGAAGGGATATATCCATTCGAAAGGTCACAAATGACAGGCTTATATTTTGGCATGAAAATTGATAAACAACACAAAGCAGACTTATCAAGAATAATTGACGGCTCAAATAACTACACTGGCACAAATATACGTAAGCATGATGTAGTTATGGCTTATGATAAATTTGCACTCTCAAAAATCCAATTCCGCTTATGAAAAGGTGTTATGAAAATGGATTATTTAAAACGGACGAATAAAATATTACTTTCGCTAGTTATAATTTTATTCGTATTCGCTATCATAGCTTTTGCAAAGGTGGTTTTTAATAGTATGAGCGGTTTAGAATGGGGTAGTGTATCAGATTGGGTAAGTACTGGATCGTCTATAGCGACAACTTATATAGCCTACCTTGCGTATAAGGCTGCCCCCAATTGGTTTAAACAAAAGACTTATGAAGCGGGTTTCGACCATGTATCTGCTCTGATGACTGAATATGATTCAATAGAAAGCGAAATTCAAAAACTCTATTATAACATTTTAACCCTCAACATAAATAATCCAAATTTTTTAAGCATCTGTAATGAGGTTGAAACATTGATGTATCGAGTGATTTCCTTACTAGGAAAACTCTATGCGTGTGAAAGATGGGATGTTATTGTATTACCTGAAACACATAGATGCTTTGCTAGATTAAGAAACTTCTGTAATTTATGTTATAAGTTGCAAGGCTATATACGCACTAATGACACAATAGAAATTAATAATATTAGAGAAGAATCAGAAACCCTCCGCAAAATTATTACATCTGACTCAACAGATTTCAAAAAAAATATTCATGACTATTTCCAATTTCCAAATCAAAAAAGCCCACTATAATGTGGGCAACTTATCAATTATATTAATGCTTATGCTTTCTTTGAAATTTCTAGGATTCTGTAAGGAATTTAGCCACTCCATCAACGGGATTAATGCCACCTGTGTGAATTGTTCCTAATTCCTCTGGCGTCACAGATGTTGTAGGCCAAACAAGCATGTCGTTAAAATACTTGTCAATTTTAATTCTTTCAAGTTCTTTGAAAAGATAATCATCAGTGTTATTACTTTTTATACAATTCCCATAATATGCTGCTGCACTAGCTACTATATCAGCAATTTGAATTTGCGGATATTCAATTGATGAATGAAAGGTTAAAGAACGAGCTTTCAATGGTAGATCAAAAGTCCTTCGATCATAACCAAATGTTTCAGGTTCTTTTGTGTAATTCATGAATGTATCAAATAAACCTTTTCGTTCAAGAATTGCTTTGGAATCATCATGTTTTATATGATACCCATTTGGATAGATTTTATCCCATTCAATGCAATGTTTAAAGAATGATGGGATGGCAGGATCAAGCATGTATTTTTGAGTATCCTCTAAAATATCTTTTACATCACTTCTTGTGATACTAATTCTATCAATTGTACTAATAAACTTTTCATCAGTTGTGCAAGTTTTCAAGTGATCAACAGAAGCATAAAATCCTTCAATAGACTCTTCATCCTGATACTTAATCATTTTCATAAATTGCTCATACATACTGTATGTAGGTTCTTTTCCACAAAACACAGGAAGGCAATAATAAAAATAATTAGATAAAGCTAAATTTTGACCATTTATGTAAATGTCGATGCCACGATTATAACTCCAGCCTTCAATCAAAATATCAACTATTTTCGTAGTCAACATATAACTTTTGTCTATAATAAATATTTTTACATTTTCAGTAGTAACATACTTACTTTCCAATAACCGTATTATTCCATCTTGTCCTGATTTTCTACGTCTTAGCGTTTTGAAGTGTGCTTCATCAGGTGATTTACTTCCGGTTAGTTCAAGTGCCTTAAGTGCATCTGTCTTGCTTATTTGACAAGATCCTAATGTGAAACAGAATTGCTTCGAATCTAAGAGATTACCGCCAGTATTGCCTGACTCATCGAAAAAAATGTCTGGCTTCAAATACAATTGCCTGTTCTTCTTCGCAGCTAATTCTCTAGTTGTCTGATTTTTCTTGCTTTGTTTAGCTGCACGTCTTTGTTGACTATTTTTTCCCATTTCTCTCTCTTAGGAAGTAATTTGATTTAATTTATAGAATGAAACATCTACTATTAATATAATCTTGTCTGAATATATAGTCTACTATTTTCTTTACACGCTCTTAGTGTGTCTAAAGTCAAATTGAGAAATTATTTAAACGCCTGAAAGCAGTAAACACTATGAGTATGCCTTCGCTCTTAAGATTTAGCATTCAGTTTCAGTGGGAGAGATTACAAGTACAATTTCATTTAAAACCTATTTGATTCACGCCACACCCCACACCTTCGACTTCAACAAACCTACCCATAGTGGGGGGGCGTGAGGGCATAGTGTACTTGATTAAGTAGATTGTGGTAAAGTACTGATACTGTTAACATTACTTTTCATAAAATTAGCTTTGCATACTTATCAAGCTAATCATTTTAAACCTTTATTATTACGATATAATTATATGAACATAGAAAATAAGTGCTACTTTTGCAGTAAACCAGCGGTTTCACGTGAACATATACCTCCACAAGGACTATTCCCAAAAGGTTCTACATTTAGAGAAGAGCTTATAACTGTTCCATCTTGTAAAAAACATAATGAGGATAAATCTGACTTAGATCATAGAATGCTAACGTTCCTTCTTGGTACTTCGAAAATAGTCAGCGAGGAAGGTTTTCAAGATGTCATCGGTCGTGTTTCACGAGGAGTTGTAAGGAATATCGCAACTCTAACCAATATGTCTAAGGGTGTTTATTTTCAGAAAGAAACAAAAACTCTTTATATTGAAAATATGAATAACACTGAAGCAGTAGTAAACTATGATGACCACAGATTCTATCAAGAATGTATACTTCGTGGCTTATATCTTCATGAGTTCAACGAAATATGGGGTAAAGATTTATTCATAATCCCAACTAGTCTTTTTGGATTCGAAGAAAGCTTCAAATCAATTGAATATGCATTCGGTATTGATATGATTAAGGATGATATAGAAAAGTCTTTTTCTACCTCCTCTAAAAACAAAGTATTTCAATATAAATCGCTGCATGACGAAATTGTCACCATCATTGGCGTTTGCATTTATATGAATTATTATTTTTATGGAGTTTTCACCACTCCAGAAACGTTAGCAAAAATTAGAAATTTATTTTCTACTGATAGTCCGGTGACAGACTTTAATAAAAAAAAGCATATTTAATTTATCAAGCCCGGCCTCTTCTAAAGGGGCTTTTTTAAACATACTGTCCAAAGATTCATTATTGCGGGCGTGACTCCGTGCGAACTCACGAAAACTTTGATTGATTACTTTGATAGTAGCTCTTGGGGTTTGTTACTTTAACAGTACTGACAAGTACGAGCAAAGCGAGAAAAAACGCTTGCGGGTTCTCGATGCGATAGCGAGAAAAACGCAAAGTTACGATCTTTTATTTGGTTTTTACAGAGACTAACGAGCAAAGCGAAGTTAGGCTCTCTAGAGACTAGATATAAGTAAGACAAATATTCTTAAAGTAAATGGGTATGGGTTAATATCAATATGGGTCGCAAGATGCAGATAAACACCGCATATATGGCTAAAACCCGTCTCATACCACTACATATTGTGTCATTATGCGGTTAAAAAGCACCATCTTGCGAAGTAAAGCACCATCTTGCGAAGTGATTACTTCGCATCATCAATCATCTTTTGCAGTGCTAGTATCATCTCTTGAGCAGACATGCCGTTATTGTGCATCTGATCAATCGTATACTTCTCTACTGGTGTAAGGTAATACTGTCCCACCTTTGCATTTTTGAATAGCTCTATGCCCTTCTGGTGAGCTTCTACGAACGCCTTTGATAGTTGCTTAGTGATCGTTAGAATCTTACGTACATTATCGTCAGTTGGTAATGAGTCATCTTTATGAGTAGCTGCATAGTAATCTAACCAGTACTTTACACGTTCCTTTGATATTTCGGAGCACTTGAATAGTACGAAATAAATCTTTGCACGAGGGTAGCCGTTCTTACCTGCACACTTATCAATAATTGCCCCTACTATATCTTTCCCGTCTTTCGTTAGGTCTGAATACTTGCTAAAGCTGCCAGCTATTTTTAGAAACTCTGAATTGTCTGTTTTTTGTGGTTTTCCTGCCATGATAAATACCTTTATAAAATGATGTTAATTAATTAGGCGTTACGGTGTTTCTCCCACTGTAACGCCTTTCTTATTACTTGCTGTTTAGTAGTGCTGTACTAAGTACTGGATAGTTGCTGTACTTAGTTGCTAGGTTCTGAATACGTACTTGGCGGTGTTGAAGATATACTTGGTGTGCTTCATCTTCTGTAGCGAATGTACCGTAATATTCCTGTACACCGTTGTATGTTGATTTAGCTACCCAACTATTATAAACCTTCTGTACACCCTTCTTATGTTTACCGTAACCACCTCTGAATAGTTGATTTACTTCGTGTGGTACGAACATACAAGTGTTTGGTGAATAGTGGTTAGCACCTAACATATCCTTATCTACATCCCAACCACTTATACTATTTTCTATGTACCAGTTGTAGTAGTTACTGAAAGTATACCATTCATCACAAATAGTTGTGTTTTGATAACCATTGCGTTTTAGTCTTGAATGCATACTATGCCATTTCTGTAGTGCTTCTTTATATAGGTGTAGATATACCTGGCCTTTTAGGTCATTGTTTTTTTCCATTGTGGTTCATCCATGATATTTTGTACTTGGCATTCCTTGCTAGTACAATGAGATAATACTTTTTACGATAGTATCAAACGTTGTTTATTACTTACTGTTTAGTATTGAGTATTGATTGATTAGGTACTGTATCGCACTTGCTTTAGTTTTCGCTTTTCCTTCTTGTATTAGTTTTTCAAGTAGTTTTACTTGAGTATCATTTAGTTTTACGCTCACAGGATGTGATTTCAATTCCTTCATGGTTACTCCTTATGAAAAGAATTCTTTTTGTGCTTTTCCAAATCTAAAGAAAACCCTATGATTGCCATAGGGCTAAAATATCATTGGAGATTATGGAAATATTTATCTTCGATAGCTCTATTATATCATATTATTTTGAAACGTCCCAAATTTCGAAGATCTTTGTGTAGTAATATCACTTGCTACATATCTATTTAGTATTTTGTTTTCGGAAACATAGCCAAATACGGGCGATAATCCATAAAACCACCATAATTAGTAGGTACAGAATCCATCCAAGTAACACGTACTTGATAAACCCCGTTACCAACATGATAAATCCGATGATTAGTACTAGAGAAGTGATTAGCCAATCTAACAT